TGGTACTTCATTATACCAATCGTCTGATGTTGTAATATTTACTGCATTTGGATTGGTACGAATATCTTGTAGAGGTAAAGCATTAACTCCTGTTCCAACGGTTACAGAAAGGCCTGGAGCTCCAGGAATTGGAACAGTAACAATTTGTGCTTTAGCTCTTGGTGTTAAAGCAACTATGCCAACAATCAGAAAAAGTAAAATCCAAAACCTCATTAATCTTTACTCTTTATTTTTTGTGGTTTACGCTCTGGGTCAGCTTCCCAAATTACTTTTGCTTCATTACCAATTTTACCATCAACTGGACATGGAGTACCAGCATTCATCATGGCGGTAAATACTCGCTCATCTTGGCAAAGAGTGGCAACAGCAGCCACTTTCATACCCATATCATAAAGTGTTTTGGATAATTTTAAGCGTTCACAATTTTTATCAACAAAAGTTGAACCGATAGCAATACCAAGAATTTGTGTTTGAGCTGCACCAGAAACACCTACAGCACAAAGGTCATTATTGATTGATGTAATATTTGGTGCCACGGCTGTTGGTGGTGGCGATTTTATGGTTGTGGTACTATTGGATGTAGAATCACTGGTACTTCTTGTTGTGGAATCTGTCACAATAGGATCAGCAAATACGTTGCCAACAAATAACATTACTGTTATAATTGGAATTATTTTACTTTTTAACATTTATTTTTGATAAAGGTTGTCCTCTACCATCCTCTGTTAGTTTTGTTATATGGGGATAATAAAGAATACCGAATGTCAGGTTGACACGGAGAGATAAAACAGATATAATTTCACTTCAACTACATACTTATTTAGTCTTTGGAGGTAATAAATGAAAGTTTTAACATTGAAATTGGTTACAGGTGAAGAGGTTCTTGGTGAAATTGAATCGGAATCCGAAACTGAATTTGTTCTGGTAAACGCTGTTGGTATCGCTATTGTGCGTGGCAAAGATGGTCAACCAAGCGTAGGTTTTGCACCATTTCCCATTCATGCCGAACAAAAGACTGGTGCCACGGTTGCCTTGAACAAGAAGAATGTAGTATACTCCTATACTCCGGCACAAGATTTTATCAACAATTATAATTCAATCTTTGGTTCAGGTCTTGTGGTACCACCAACCAAATCACTAATTACAGGTTAATGAGTTTCTATACAAATGTTCAGAGTATTGGTGGTAACATACTCTATCGTGGCATCCAAAATGACAAAAGAATAAAGACAAAGGTCGAATATACTCCTTCTTTATTCATATCGTCCAAAAAAATCACCAGTTTAACAAATTTAGAAGGTGATTATCTTGACGAGAAAAAATTTCAAAGTATTAAAGCAGCCAGAGATTACATCAAGCAATTTGAGGGTGTTTCTGGTGCTTCTAAGATTTATGGCCAAACTCGTTTTGAATATGCCTTTATTGCCGACCAACACAAAGGTATGGTCGATTACGATTTCGACAAAATTGCCATCGCCATCATCGATATTGAGGTCGGTTCAGAGAATGGCTTTCCTGACCCATATCAAGCAAACGAACCAATCACAGCCATTGCTATTCGTAAACTGAATGGCGGCATCACAGTCTATGGTTGTGGTGAATATGAGGTACAAGGTGATGAAGTTTATATTCGTTGCAAAGATGAATACAATCTATGCAAAACATTTTTAAATCATTTCAAAGATAATTATCCAGACATACTTACTGGTTGGAATACAAAGTTCTTTGATATACCATACCTTATCAATCGATTTAAAAAGATTCTTGGTGATGATGAAGCCAAGAAACTGTCACCTTGGAATTTCATTACAGAACGAAATGCCTATGTGAATAATCGGCAGATGATTGATTATACTCTTGTTGGCATTTCATCACTTGATTATATTGAACTATACAAATGGTATGCTCCTGGCGGCAAATCACAAGAATCATATCGACTTGATAATATCGCACAGGTAGAACTTGGTGAAGGTAAGATATCGTATGATGAGTATGATAATCTACATGCACTTTATCGGCTAAACTATCAAAAGTTTATTGAGTATAACATCAAAGACGTTGAGTTGATCGTCAAACTGGAAGATAAGCTCAAACTGCTTGAACTGGCAGTAACTCTTGCATATGATACTAAATCAAATTATGAAGATGTGTTTGCACAAACTCGTATGTGGGATGCCTTGACACATGCTTATCTCCGTGAAAAAAATATTATTGTTCCTCCTCGTATTGTTAAAGATAAAGATTCTGCCTTTGAAGGTGCATATGTTAAAGAACCACAAGTTGGTTTACATAATTGGGTTGCATCGTTTGACTTGAACTCTCTGTATCCACATTTGATGATGCAATACAATATTAGTCCTGAAACATTGATTGAGCCAGAGAACTATACTGATGAGATGCGAAACATTCTTTCACAAGGTGTATCAGTTGATAAGTTGTTAAAGAAACAAATCGACACATCTAAACTTGAAGGTGCCACATTGACACCAAATGGTCAATTCTTTCGCACAGACTTCCAAGGCTTTCTACCAAAGATGATGGAAGAAATGTATGAAGATAGAAAAAAGTTTAAGAAGTTAATGTTACAGGCAAAACAGGAATATCAAAATGAAACAGACGAAAGCAAGAAGTATGAAATCGAAAAACGAATTGCAAAATACAACAATATCCAATTGGCAAAAAAAGTATCTCTCAACTCTGCTTATGGTGCTTTGGGTAGTCAGTATTTCCGTTTCTACGATTTGCGGATGGCTCTTGGGGTCACGACTGCTGGGCAATTAAGTATTCGTTGGATTGAAAACAAACTCAACCAATACATGAATAAGATTGTTGAAACGGAAGATGAAGATTATGTAATTGCTTCTGATACCGATTCTATCTATCTAAAACTTGGTCCTCTTATTAACAAATTTTATTGATAGGTCATATAAAGAACTCGCTGATTATGTTCATGCCTATCAGCAAAAGATGGAGATGAAACGAGAGGGTTTGTCTAATAAAGGTATCTGGACAGCCAAGAAACGATATATTTTAAATGTTTACAACAACGAAGGTGTGGCATACAAAGAGCCAGATTTGAAAGTCATGGGTCTTGAAATGGTTAAATCATCCACACCATCTGCCATTCGTGAGAAGATGAAAGAGATTATTCATTTGATGGTTTCTGGCACACAAGAGGATATTCACAAGTTTATTGCTGACTTTAGAGAACAATTTAAAAAATTACCTGTTGAAGAAATTTCTTTTCCTCGTGGCATGAATGGCCTAAATAATTATTCTGATGATTTAACTTTATATAAAAAAGGAACACCGATTCATGTTAAAGGTGCTATTCTTTACAATCATAACCTTAAACAAAAAAATCTAACCAAAAAATATCCACTCATTCAAGAAGGTGAAAAGGTTAAGTTTACTTACCTAAGAATGCCTAATCCGTTTAAAGATACGGTCATATCGTATCCATCTCGTTTACCAAAAGAATTTGAACTACAACAATACATTGATTACGACATGCAATTTGATAAGGCATTTCTAGAACCTATTCGAATCATTTTGGATTGTATGGGATGGAAAACAGAAAAAACTAGTTCAATCGAGGACTTCTTCACATGATACTAATTGCTCTAACATTACTATCAGCTTTACTTTTATCGGGTATTGCAGCATATTATTCAATCATTGGCTTGGCAGCAATATTCACTGGTGCATTTTGGCCAATCGTTTTTATGGGATCAGTTCTTGAAGCCAGTAAATTAGTAACCGCATCATGGTTATATCGTAATTGGAAAACATGTCCAATTCTTTTAAAATCATACTTAACATCCGCTGTCGTTATATTAATGATAATCACAAGTATGGGTATTTTTGGATTCTTATCCAAAGCACATATAGATTCGACATTAGAAGCAGGTGCAAACTCAGTTGAAATTCGCACAATTAATCAACAAGAGAAGATTGCCAAAGAACGATTGGAATATTTACTGAAGCGTGCTGGTAATCCAGAAACGGCATCAGCAAATGTGGATAGACAAATTCAACAAACACAAAAAGAACTGGCAGATATTAGTAAAAGAAAACTACCACTTCTTAAAGAGGAAAATAAGTTGATTGCTGAAGTTGGTCCTATCAAATATATTGGTGACATGGTATATGGAAGTGAAGATGCTAATGCCATCGACAAAGCGGTTCGTTTGGTAATATTGTTAATAATGGTTGTATTTGACCCATTAGCTGTGTTATTATTAATAGCAGCAAATATGTCTTTACAACAAAGAAGTAAAGTGGTAGTTAATAAAGACAATGAAATTATCAAGATAATACCAGACACAGTTACACAAAACACAGAAGTTGCAAATGATAGTATTGAAATACCAAAAGAAAATATTACTAAAATTGAAGAACCTCCTATTGTAATTGACCAAGCAACAGGTGAAACGATACCTCCATTAACAGTACATATTGTACCAGGAGTGTATGAAGAACACCATAACACAACTGAGCCAGAGAAAAAGATTGAGCCTAAGTATGATTATGAAGCCGAATTTGCTTTTAAAGAAAAAGCAAACACGGTAAAATTAGATGGTGGTGATTTTTAAAAAGGAAAATTATGAGCATTCTTGAAAAGATTAAAAAGAACAGCAGTATTAAAGAATCAGCAATTCTTTCAAAATCAAAGTTCTTTACTGATAAAGATATGATACCAACGGCAATTCCCATTATTAATGTGGCATTGTCTGGTAACTTGGATGGTGGTTTAACACCAGGTCTTACAATGTGGGCTGGCCCATCTAAACATTTTAAAACTGCCTTTTCATTGTTAATGGCAAAATCTTATTTGGAGAAATACGAAGATGCGGCTCTTTTGTTTTACGATTCTGAGTTTGGTACTCCTCAAAGCTATTTTGACAGTTTTGGCATCGATACTGCTCGTGTCCTGCATACACCAATTACCGATATTGAACAGCTCAAATTTGATGTTATGCAACAGCTTACGCAGTTGGAACGAGGCGACCGAGTAATTATTGTAATCGATTCGATTGGTAACTTGGCATCGAAAAAAGAAGTTGAAGATGCTCTTGAACAAAAATCAGTTGCAGATATGTCCCGTGCAAAACAAGTTAAGTCATTATTTCGTATGGTGACACCACATCTTACAATGAAAGATGTACCAATGATTGTTGTTAATCACACCTATAAAGAAATCGGTATGTTCCCGAAAGACATTGTTGGTGGTGGTACAGGTTCATATTACTCAGCCGATAATATTTTTATTATTGGTCGCCAGCAAGAAAAAGAAGGCACCGAAGTTGTCGGTTACAATTTCATAATCAATGTAGAAAAATCTCGTTATGTTAAAGAAAAATCTAAAATTCCC